AGTCACCATTGATTACGGTCAATGCAGCTTTTGACTGACCGCTACTGAGCATTAAAAAAGCCGCAATTAATTTTGCGGCTGTGCTTATTAGTAACCCTTTTAGTAGGTTTATTTTCATATTATTAGTTTACTCCTTCTTGTTTTCATCTAAATGTATAGACACCTCTTTATAGATTTTGTTCATTTTATTTTTCTTTATTTTTTGGACGTATGTCCAATCATTTAACATAAAATCCTCTACTACTATTATAGGATAAGTTTTATTGATGTACAACTTTATTTTTTCCCTATATTCTTTTTTATTTCCAATTTGACATATTGGTGATGTTCCCCAGTTTGGATCATAGATCCATAAGTTATTCTTATACTCAAAAACACAAACTGCATGACCAATTATATTATCTATGTCGTCTTTGTAGTAAAATGTAAAACCATAAACATTGTTCCATATATCATTGTTTGTTTCTAATAAGAGATTACATTGAGAAGCATAAATCATAGCATCAACAAAACAAGAGTTTGGAAGGTTAGTTATGTTATTGTATTTTTTAAGTTCAAAACCAATTTTAAAACAAGCGACCCAAGATACGATTAATCCAACCCCAACAAGTAATGTTTTTGTTTTCCAGTTCCAGAGTTTACTTAATGTTTTTTTCACCTTCAATTTGTTTAGCTTGCATTTCCTCTAAAGGATATTTAATATAATCTTTTACTGTTACAATATAATCTTCAATTAAAGCTATTTTATTCGTCACCCATCCTTCTGTTATTTCTAATGCTGCTTCTGGATTATTTTTTAACATTTCAATAATTTCAATCGCAGAATCTCTTATGACTTCAAATTGAGCAAGAGCCATATCAGCTGTATCTTCCGTATGATATTTCATTTCTTCTGGATCATCTGGGAGTTCTGCTACTTGAGCAAGTGTCGGATCTAATTTTAAAAATTCATTTTGATCAAATTCTGTTTCTCCATCCCATTCATAATTCTCATTTTCATAATCAGAGCCTTGTGCTTTTTTAAGAGCTTCTTGGGTTGGTCGATCTTTCGACCCTGGTTTTGCTGGACGATAATTTTTACCCATTCTTTTTTTCTTTTGTTGGATGTTGTACCAAAGACCTTTATTCTTAGCTTGAACATCTATTTCCAAAGTGACTTCTTCTTCATTTTGAACTGAACCGCAGTTAGGCTTTCCGCAACTCCCAGCGATTTTACTAACTGGTTTTGCGCTCCACATTTTGCAACTCCAATAATTGGCTTTGTACTTTGGACCAGGATTATCGCAACCGTGTCTTGCTCTGTAAGCTTTGCGTCTTTCGGGATTATCTCTTTTGATAGACATATTTGGATCGCCGAAAGTAACCTTAACAATATTACCTTTATCGTTTTTGACATAAACACCAAATTTCTTTTTGCTCCCAGAAGGAAGACGAAATGGTTTATTAAGTGGTGCTTTGCCTTTTTTAGCTGCTTGAATATCGTTGCTAAAATCAATTTCCATGATATATTGATTACACTAGTTTTATGGGCGTATAGCTTTTAAATTTATAATATCCTTATCGTAGTTCTCTATGATTTTACACTCTCCCCAACCTTTACTCTTATTAGCTACAAATTTTCCATTCATAATATTTTCTTGACTAATTTTTCTATTTTTTTGTTGCATGCTAAACCAGTCCTCTCTTAAGTATCTATTTTTCGCATAAAGGTTATTAGCTATAACTTCAGATTCTAAAGGACGAAGGCCATAGGTCATGCCCAATGCCTTTGCTCTATTGATTAAGTCTGTATCCTGATGTGAATGTTCCAATAGATCTTCATCGTAACCGCCCAATTTATAAAAATTACTTTTTGTCAAAGCTATCCTGCCAAAAGACCCTCCTTGTGGTTCAAAATACATATGAAGTAAACTATTTTTATTTTTATTAAAAGCTTTATCGATTTCTTCCCGCATTCCTAATAAAAAATTATCCACATCTAAATTTACTAAAATTTCTCCAGAGCCTAACCTATGAGCTATATTTTTAGATTTTGGACAATTATACTCTTTTACATCTAAGACTTTTATAAATTTTAATTTTTCTTCCTCTATATATTTTTTAAAAGTTTTTGTGCCTAAAACAAAAATCATAGTATCATCTGGACTATTATAGTCTACCAGAACAAGCTCTTCGTCTTCTTTAAGGTTATCTAAATTAGATTTTAATGTAAACGCTAATTGCCATAATCTACCATAGCATACTGTACAATAGGAAACTTTTTTCATTATTTACATTATAATTAAATTAAATTTATTTGACAAATGTAAATATGTATAATACTATATAAATACATACCGCCCAATTAGCGGATAAGGTTTGTCGTACTCCGTTAAACGATAAGTCTCATTAGTTCGAAACGTGGGCAACGCTTAGGAGCTTGCGACCCAGAAACCACTAGCAATAGTGGGAGTGTAGGTGTAAGGGCTAACACGCGATGGATGATCCTACCGACATCCGATAAGTGTTAGGGACCGAAAGGTTTACAGACTCAATTGGGAAGTAGAACTAATAGGCTTTCACCAACCCTGCGCAAAGCACAGGGAAAGCTCCGCTTTGAAGAGCTCATTGGGAAGTTGTTATAAAAATACAGATTAGTACACTCTTTATTGAGTTAAATAATAAATGTTAATAAAACTAAATTTTTTTCTTTTTAAATTTTAAAAAACACTGTAATATAGAGTTCCCCCTATTTTATATAAAATGAATGTTAAGAAAAGAAATAATACTACTGAAAAATTTGATATAGAAAAAATTAACAAAGTTATTAATTGGGCTATAGATGGATATTCTGGAGTTAGTTTAACAGACATAGAGATAAATGCTAAAATTAATATAACCGATGGAGTTCATACAAAAGAAATTCATAGCTTATTGATTGAAAGTGCGGCAAATTTAATTTCTATAGAAAAACCAAACTATCAATATGTTGCAGCTAGGCTTCTTAATTATCAATTAAGAAAAGACGTTTGGAAGGGCAAACATGCGCCAAGACTTTCTGAATTTATAAATAATGGTTTAAAAAATAAGATATATGACCCTGCTATCCTAGAAAAATACACAGAAGATGAAATAAATAAACTGGGCGAAATTATAGATCACGAAAGAGACTTTATCTTTACCTATGCTGGTATAAAACAATTATGTGATAAATATTTAATAAAAAATAGAACTACCCAACAAATTTACGAAACACCACAGTTTGCTTATATATTAATCTCTGCTTATGCATTTATAAATTATCCAAGCGAAACTAGATTGACTTATGTAAGGAAATTTTACGATGCTATTAGTAAGCATAAAATAAATTTGCCAACTCCAATTATGGCAGGAGTAAGAACTTCTAGTAAAAATTACGCGAGTTGTTGCTTGATTGGGGTAGACGATACGAAAGAAAGCATTACTGCTAGTGCTACGGCAGTTAGTATGGCTACGGCAAATAGATGTGGAATTGGAATTGATGTTAGCAGGATTAGAGCAATTGGCGCCCCAATTAAAAATGGGGAAGTCGTCCATACGGGGTTAATTCCATTCTTAAAAATTTATGAGAGTAGCGTGAAAGCTTGGCAACAAAATGGTTTAAGAGGAGGAAGTGCAACCTGCAATATACAATGGTGGCATTACGAAATTGAAGATGTTGTAGTATTGAAAAATAATGCTGGAACAGACGACAATCGAGTTCGTAAACTTGATTATACGGTTGGTATGAGCAAATTATTTTATGATAGGGTTTTAAAAGATGAAGATATCATGCTATTTAATACTGCCGAAGTGCCAGAGCTTTATGAAGCTTGGGGGACAAAAGACTTTGATAAGATTTATAAAGAATGCGAGTCTAAGAAACTAAAAATTAAAAAGAAAATTTCTGCTCGTAAATTATTCTCTCTTATAATAAAAGAAAGAGTTGAAACTGGAAGAATTTATATTCTAAATGTAGATCATGCTAACAATCATGGAGCTTGGTCTGATAAAGTAACCATGAGCAATCTTTGCACAGAAGTTATTCACCCCACAATTCCACTTAATGACTACCATGATAAAGATGCAGAAATTGGTATGTGTATTCTTTCGGCAGTTAATATGTTAGAAGTAAAAAACTGGCAAGATTTAGAAAAAGTTTGTGATTTAATTGTAAGATTCCTTGAAGAAATTATAGACATTCAAGACTACTTCAATTTCGCAGCAGAAAATTTTGCTAAAAAGCGTAGAAGCCTTGGAGTTGGAATCACCAATCTTGCAGCTTTTCTTGCTAAAAATGAATTAAAATATAATTCAGATAAGTCTCTTTCGGTAATAGATGAGTGGATGGAGCATTTTCAATACTATCTTTTAAAGAGTAGTTGCCAATTGTCTAAAGAAAAAGGCAGATGCGAAAAATTTGAAAATACAAAATACTCTAAAGGTATCTTGCCAATAGATACATACAAAGATAAAGTAGACGAATTAGTAAAAAGAAAACTATCACTTGATTGGGAGAAACTAAGAAAAGATATCAAAGAATTTGGATTAAGACATTCGACATTATCCTCCTGTATGCCTTGTGAGAGTAGCTCTGTAATTCAATCTTCTACAAACGGTGTCGAGCCTATTCGTAGTCTTATTACTTATAAAACAAGCAAAATGGGTAAACTTCCAGTTATGGTTCCAGGAATTGGAAAATATGATCATAATTATGAATTAGCTTTTGATTTTAAAGATAATTTAGGTTTATTAAAAATAAACGCAGTAATTCAAAAATATATTGATATGGCTATTTCTACTAATGTGTATTATAATTACAGTCACTATGAAAATCATATATTACCAGACAGCAAAGTTATGAAAGAAATAATGTATGCTTATAGCCTTGGACTAATTAGTTTGTATTATAATAATACAGACGATGGAGATAAAGAGCAGTCTATGACACAAAAAGAAGATGACTGTGCTAGTGGAGCTTGTAAATTATGAAAACAGTATTAAATTTTAAAAACGTAGACTTTACTAAACAACCATTGTTTCTTGGCGAGGATTTAAATTTGCAAAGATATGATAGGTTTAAATATCCAATATTTTTTGAGCTATTCAAAAAACAAAATGAAAACTTCTGGTGGCCACATGAAATAGCTTTAGGAAAAGATAGAAGCGATTATAAAAATTTGACTGACACCGAAAGATTTGTATTTGATAGTAATTTAAGATTCCAAACTCTTGGAGATAGTATGTTATCTAGAAGCATACACTCATTAAAAGATTACGTTAGTAATCCAGAGCTAGAAATATGCATGAATACTTGGGCTCAATTTGAAGGCATTCATAGTTATTCTTATTCTTATCTTTTAAATAATGTTCATCCAGATCCTACTAAATTTTTTGATAGTATCATGGAGGATAAAGAAATAACAGGTCGCGCTCAATTAATTAGAGATAATTTTGATAAAATTCTTGGTAGCGACGAAAAGAAAGACCCTAAACAAAAGATTTTTGATGCTATTCTTTCTATTAATGTAATGGAAGGACTCGTGTTTTATGTTTCTTTTGCTTGTTCTTTTTATTTTGGATATCGGGGAAAGATGGAAGGTAATTCTAAAATTATAAAATTCATTCAAAGAGATGAAGCTTTGCATTTTGCTACCTCTCAAAATCTATTGAAGATACTTCGTGACGAAGATAAAGAAGGCTTTACATCTATTGTAAAGAAAAATGAAGATAAGATATACGCTTTCTATGAACAGGCCGCGAAGAACGAAAGTGAATGGTCTCAGTATCTCTTTAGTAAAGGCAGTTTACTTGGATTAAATGCTGACGTTCTAGATGGCTACTCTAAGTGGCTTTGTGATAGCCGATTAAGAAGCTTAGGCTATAAGAAGATATTTAATCAAAAAGATAATCCTATAGCTGGATGGCATGACAGCTATTTGGACAGTAGCAAAGTGCAAGTTGCGCCACAAGAAACTGAGATATCAAGCTATAAAGTGGGCGCAAGGAAGACGGACATAGAAGACGAAGATTTTGGTGATTTAAAACTCTAATATCTATATATTAATGTGTAATTATCTATGTGAATTTAGATATTACTATTATATTTAACTTAGTCTTAGGGGCACTTTCTTTCTTAGGGGGATGGCTATTCACTAGAGTATTTTCTCTTTTTGACAAACAAGAGACTTTAATGAAAGATATAAATGATAAAACATTTAGCGATTTTATAACATTAAGAAAAGAAATGGAATTAGAAGGCAGAAAACATCAACAAGAGATAGCAGATCTAGCTTTAAAAATTTCAACTACTTATGTAACGAAAGAATCATTTGAAACTTATTTTGATAGAATAGAAGCTAAATTAGATCGTAATTTTGATATAATACAAAATCATTTTAATAGAAAAAATTAGTCTTGTCTAGATGAAGGGTGCTTTTTGCCTTTTCTTTTCTTGCTCCAATTATCAAAATATTTCTGTTTTAATGGGTCTTTACCAAGGAGCTTTTCTCTTTTTGCTGATAACTCAGCACTTCTATCCCAAAGATCACCTACGGTGCCTTTTTTTCTGCCAGTGAAATCACTAAACTCTTTTGCTGTACAATCAGCTTTCAAAGTCCCTTCTGTATTCAACTGAGGCGAAGTAAAAATCCTGTTCCATTTAACTCCAGAATCGTCTTGATATTCATGTTTTTCATGAATACTTTGAATTAAAGATATGATTTTATTACTTTTGGGATGTTGATATAAATATTCAGGCATAATGTTTTAATATATTATCAACTAGTCTTGTAGCAGAAAACTCTTCTTGCAATTTTAAACCATTTTTATTTATTTTATTTGATTTTATTTTTTTAATAGCTTTTTCGCATCCATCTATAAAATCATCATCATTGAATGTATAAATATTACCTTGATTAAACCTTTGCCCTTTGTGAAAAAACATGTTGTCATATGCTTCAATTTTACCAGATGGTTCTACTAACACAGAGTTATCTTTATTAGCCCAAGATTTATAAGAATGAGCATTTAAGATTACAGCCTGTTTTCCTAGAGCTACAGAATGAAATTCTGGTAATCCCCAGCCCTCTCCACCGCTCATGCCAATTATTACATCTGCACTATTTAAATAGTCATTATATAAAGCATTATTTTCCATAAAATTTAAAAATGATATATTAAAGTACTCTTTACCTTCTAAAATAGAATTTAATAATTGTTGTTGATCTTGAGGTTTTAAGAATGGATTATAGATTGCACATTGTAGAAAATAGTCTCTATTATTACCGTATTTCTTAAGCCAACTCTGTATAACCTTTTTATGATTTTTTCTTTTTTCTAATTTACCTGCTAAATTAAAAGTTATACGATCCTCCATATATGTTTTATTAGTATTAAAAAAGTTATATTTATCAAAAGCTAATGGTACATATTCTATATTGTTGCAACCAGCATTTTTAAAAACTTCACAAGTGTACTCAGAAGAGAACAAGACTTTGTGGTTATTTTTTACAATATTTATTTCGGCTTGCGTAGGTTGATCAAGTTCATAAAAAGAAAATAATAATTGCTCTTTAGCGAAAGACTCTAGGGAGCCGTTGATATGCCATAATTTAAAAATCCTATCATTCCTAGAATATCTGGAGTCATTATCTTTTAATGATATATTAACCCAATCAAGAAATTTCTTTTCGACATTTTGAGTAGAAAAATCTATCTGACTTCCAATTGGAAATAGAATTACATCTGTTTCCCTTTTGAAGAGTTCTTTTAAAATTAACGCAGAAGTTTGCCCAAAAGATACGGAGTTAATTGGCAAATTCAAGCATAAACTCACAGCAGATCTTCTTCCTCTTCAATTACTTTCTCTACAACCTTTTCGACAACTTTCTTTTGGGCCTTGACAGGGACTTCAGAAGCGGTAGGCGCTTCAACTTGTGTTTTTTTAGATCCATCAATTTTTGACGAGAGATATACTCTGTAATCTGGAGCTTTAGGATTCTCTTTTTTAAATTTATTAGCAAAAATAACGATCTCTACTTGTTCCCCAAGTTCATCTTTAAAATAACCAGAAAGATATTTCTGAGTTTTCCCTTCTCTTTTCCACAATGCACCGATGTCTCTTTTTTGCCAATCATTTTGTTGTTTATTGTTTTCCATATTGTCTCCTATTGTTTATATTATATCCGAGTTAGTGTTACTTGTCAATTTATTCTTTAAGAAATCTTTGCCCTTATTATGAATATTAATGACAGTTTGAGTGCTTAATTTCATTTTCTCGCCAATATCTGCCCAAGACATCAATCTCTTACTGTTGAAATATCTTAATTTATATATTTTTTTAATTCTTTTATCTTTGCATCTATTTAGGATAGAGAATATCATATCAGCTTTTTCTTTAAAAGCTATAGTTTCATTATTAGCTTTGATTTGATTTTTTTCTATAATATGTTTGATTGCGGTGTCTTCCATAGTTATGTGACGATTGTTTTTATTGATTGTATTTAGACAATGATATCTCATTTGATTACCTAACCAAGTAGAAAATTTAACATTTTTATCAGGGTTAAAGTTCATTACTGATTTATATATGATATAAGTTTTCTCTGCGATTACATCTTCTGGGTCAATCCCAGACTGCACCATATTATAATAATATTTTTTAATCATTTTATGGCATATGCCGCTATGTCTTAATTCGAGTTCTTTAAGAGCATGGCTATTGTTTCGATTCAATACATCTTGAATCAAGGCGTTATCATTTGTTGTTTTTATATTCATATTAAAGTTGTGAAATTCTTTCATAAATTGATTTTAAATGTCTTTGAGTTAATTCATATAAAACATTTGTATCTTGGCAAGTATCCCAGCACACAGAGATATCTGCAACGGCTTTTAATTTATTATCATTTGATTTTTCCTCTATATTAGCTGGTGGCACGAAAGATCCGTCATCCAGTTTTCTAGATAAATGTATTAAAACTCCGTTATAAGACTTAAGCCATGCATATTCATCGTCTTTATATTCGATATATCTGACATCAGTTATAATTGGTATTGTTTTATCTTTTTTAAGCCTTTCTATTTTTTTGTCTAATTGAGAAGTCCAGTAGGTTCCTTGACTTTGAGATCTTCTGCATTTACCATAAGCAACCATTAAAGGTCTAATAGTTTCTTTTTCTTGGTCATTGCATTTAAATAGGTCTATTTTAAATTTGTCTTTAGTAAAATCATTAAGTTCATTTTTTAAATCATCAGCGAAAGCTAATCTTTCAGACTTTATATTTCTTTCTTCTAAATATTTCTTTAGGATAGAATAAAAAGTGTCTTTCCCAGACCTTGCTACTCCAGTAATGCCTATTATCATTTAATGATTATAGACATAATAAATTACCTTGTCAAGGCGTAACTTCTATGATAATATATGAGTATGCAAAATAGAATTTCTTTTGAAGAAATGGCAATAAATATTGCTGTGGAATGTGCAAAAAGATCAGAGGACATGCACAGAAAAGTGGGATGTTGTATTTTGAATAAAGAAGGTAAGATACTTTCCACAGGATATAATGGGTTATTGCCCAAAGTAGACAAAAACGATCTTTTTTGGAAAGATAGAGATTATAGAAGAAAGTTCATTATCCATGCAGAAATAAATGCTTTAGCAAGAATAAATAGAGACGATGAGCCTTATATTGCAGCCTGCACTTTACTTCCATGCTCAAGCTGCGCCCTAAATATAGCCTCATATGGAATTAAAAAAATCATTTATACAGAAGACTATAGTTTTGATGAAGGCGCTAAGGAGATATTTAAGTTCTATAATATGGATCTTTTAAAACTTGACAGAAAAATATAAAAATATTAGTATTCATATATGCAACAAAACTTCAAAGAAGCTCTAGGCTACGACGATATTTCTCTTTTGCCTAATTTTTCAGATATCTCTTCTAGAAAAGAAGTTGATACGTCCACAAAAATTTCTAGAAATAATCAGATTAAAATACCAATTATTTTATCTCCTATGGATACCGTTTCTTCAGTCAAGTCATGCATTAAAATGAATAAAATTGGTGCGGCTGGCGTTTTGCATAGATTTATGCCAATCGAAGAGCAAAAAGTTAAATCAAAGATGATTAAAGACGAAAGTGGTTTATCCATAAATGCAATTGGATTAAAAGACGCAGAAGAAAGAATTAATCTCACTAAGAAATATACAGACATTTACTTTCTTGACACAGCGAATGGATTATCAAAAAACGCAGAAGACTTTCTCAGATGGTACAAGACTAGTAATTTTACTCAAGATATTATAATTGGAAATACTCTAACTAAAGAAAGCGTTTATAGACTAGCAAATTTAAAAGCAGACGGATTTAGACACCTTATCGGGCCAGGCTCGATGTGCTTAACGCAAGTAAAAACTGGCATTGGTTGCCCAAGCGTAACTGGTAATTTTTACGCTTGGCAATCAGTAAAAAATTGGGAACTTTCTCAAGTCGATTTATTTAAGCAAGACAAACCAAATCCAGACCATAGGCCAAGTATATTAGCAGATGGTGGAATTCGTTATCCAAAAGATTTAGTTAAAGCTATAGCGAGTGGGTGTGACGCAATAATATGCGGTAAAATCTTTGCTGGATTGCAAGACACGGTCGATGACGAAGACATAGTGGAAAAGAATGGCAAAAAATATGCAAAATATAGAGGCATGGCTTCTAAAGATGTCGTAGAAGATTATCAATTATACGACGGGACGAAAAAGAATCTCTTCGTAGAAGGAGACAACACTTTAATTCCATTATCAGACAATACCATAGAAGATGTTGTTTACGATTTCGCAAATGGACTAAGAAGCGCCATGAGTTATCTAGGTTTTAGAAAAATGGAAGATATGCGTGGTGGACTTTGGACGAATAAAATCATCGCAGTTAGATCAACAATAAATAATATGTACGAGGGATTTTCTCATGGAAAAATGTGATATTAAATACGTAAAATACATATGCTTGATTCTCATAGCTTTTTGGACTATGAATAAATCTCAGGCACAAGTAGCTTATCAAAAAATGGACCAATCCACAAGATCAGTAGAACTTTATATAGTTAAGGCTCAGGTTCAATCAAATGCCGAGCAAATTAAATACTTGAACGAACAAAAGAAGTCATACTCCTTGTTTAATAAAAATGAGTCGATAGCAAGGTCTAGACAACAAGCAATTATTTCCGCCAAAGAAAATGAAACTTTTAGATTAAATCATAAGATTTTTCTTATAAATAAAGCACAGCAAACGCCGTTGACAATAAGATAATTTATTTGTATAATAAAACCATGGAACAGTCGTCTTTGTTTAAATCTGATGTACCGCTATATGTAAGAGGAACAGATAGCTCTCCAATACATAGACTCGCCCCAAAGCTAGGTAGAAATTATCTCTGTCCATTCGAAGGAAAGAAATTTAAAAGATGCTGCGGAATAGACGGATCAAATTTTTGTAAAAAACTGTTAAATGAATTTATAGAAAAAAATACGCCTAAAAATGATCAAAGCAGTTGATATTATATTTGGTTTAGCTTGGGGAGATGAAGGAAAAGGAAAGATAAGCAACGCTATATCTAAAAATTACGATATAGTTTGTCGCTGGAATGGTGGCCCCAATGCAGGTCACACAGTTTATATTAATGATAAAAAATATAAAACTCATGTCATACCGTGCGGGATTTTCCAAAACAAACTTAGCGTTATAGGGCCTAATTGTGTGATTAATGTAGACAAATTTTATGACGAAATAGATTATCTTGAAAAAGAAGGATTTGATACATCTTTAATTAAAGTTAGCCCCAAGGCTCATATTATAACAGAAAAACATATTGAATATGATCTTAAATTCTTAAAAACAAAATTTGGAACCACTGGCCAAGGTATTGCTCCAGCATATTCAGATAAGGCATTAAGAATTGGGAAACTTGCTCAAAACTATTTAGATAAAAAATATCTTTGGGACGGAAGACTCTATGGAGAAATTCTTTGCGAAGGAGCTCAAAGTTTTTGGCTAGATATAAATTATGGAGATTATCCTTATGTTACTAGTAGTGAAACTCTTCCATATTCAGCTTGCTCTTTAGGTTTTAGTCCAAAAAAAGTAAGGAATATAATTGGCGTAGCAAAAATTTATGATACAAAAAGTGGGGTAGATCCATTATTTCCAGAATCTCTATGGCAAGACCAGGAATTGAATATGATAATTGAACTAGGTAAAGAGTTTGGCTCAACAACTGGTAGAAAGAGAATGGTAAATTGGCTTAATTTAAATAAACTAATTGATGCAATTAGAATTTCTGGAGTAACAAAACTTATAATTAATAAATGCGATATTTTCGAGCAAATGGACACTTACAAATTATATCAAAATAATGATTTATACAAATTTGATACGTTAAGCGCAATGCAGTCTTTTATTAAAACATATCTAAACCATTCCATTAATGATTATATAGAAGTTATCTTTTCTGGAAACAAAGAATCTATTTAAAATAGTGTAAACTATTATGTGAGTAACCAAAGCGAAGCCTTGGCAATATGCTCTGAATTTTCAGACGAATACGGGGTTGATTCAAAAGATTCAAACACTATTATAGTCTATACTAAAGGCGAATATACAAACGAATTAACAAATCTTCTTGATAGAAAAAATTATAAATTAAAGAAATTTCAAACATACGGGGACGAAGTCATAATATACTTTGTCCCAAAAAATAAAAATTAATTTAAAATTTGATTTAATCTAGCCTGACTCACCATCCCATTGAATCTGTCCACTAAAGCTCCGTCTTTTAATACTACAAAAGCTGGCACGGAGTTTATTTGATAAGCTTGAGCCATATGGCGATCAGAATCTACGTCGATCTTCATTAGATTCACTTTATCTGAATTACGGGTAATAAAACTATCAATTAGAGGCTTCATCATTTTGCATGGCCCACACCAAGAAGCACTAAAATACATTAAATCAATTTTTTTTTGTGCGCGCGGCATCTTTACTCTTTGTATTTAATAAAATGGTTTCGAACAAAAATTAAATTAATAAAAAACCCAGTGAAACTACAAAGTATGTTAGAGACGATTGGATAAGTCAATTCTTGTAGTGGATTGATAAAAAAAGACAGAGCCAGAGAAACCCAGAAACTACTGCACTCATGACAAAGCAAGGGTCGTCGAATGTAAGGTATTTTTGCTATAAAATTTCTAAATGGTCTTGAGACTTCAGTATCAGACCAAGCGTAAGTTAATCCTAAACAGAGAAATAAATATATTACAAAAGTCAACATTATAAGAAATAAACTTCTAGAAACTCACCTTTGTCTAGAACAGAAAATGATCTAAAAGGTATGCCTTTTTCATTTACAAACTTATTAAAATCTTCCCAAGCTTTTGGACCTTTAGGGACTTGATAAATATTACTAATGCTTATGTCTTTTGCATTTTCAAGTTTTTGTCTATTGGCCTCTTCTGATTCTTTAATAATCTTATCCATTGTAGCTTTTTGCTCTTTTATTTCTTCCATATTCAAGATGAAATCAATAAAATCCTTGTCGCCCTCTACATATTTTTTATTCAAATGGGCAGAAACTCTACCTCGGCATGAACAGTTCGGGTTGAATTTAGCGCTAGTCAGATCAGCTAAAATATCTGGATATTTTGCTTTTAAGGCTTCAAAAATTTTCTCATTTTTTACAAGAATGTCTAAATATGGTGATATATTCATATTTGTATTATACTAAGTCAAGTTTTTAATTTCTAATTTTTTTAATAAATTCTACCATCTTTTGTTTTGAAAAGTCATTTTTCATAACATTAACACAATAACATACAAATTCAACATTTCCCTTGATATATCCTATATTTGGATCGATCCTATCAAGGCTTAATTTAGTTGGGCTTTTCTTTATATCCGCATCTTGAGAGCTTCTGGGTAATTCAAGAACTATACTTGTATAAGAGCATAATCCATTTTGTTTTTCTAAGAGTTGTTTCAAATATTCAAGAGTTAAATCCGTTTCTTCCCCCCTCTCTTTGCTTCTTGACCTGGCTTTATTTAAAGAATACTTAAATGGACTATATTCATCTAATCTATTCGCTTCATGACCCTTCAATAAATTAATATTTCCTTTGTTTTTTTCTAATTTTTGAGGATTATTCTTATAATCAGCTTTTCCAGAACATTTTAAACTACAATAAAACTTACTTTGACCAGCTTTAATTTTTCTATTATAATCGCTTTGCCTTACTTCGCGTTCTTTGCTACAAGTGGCGCAAATTATTTTTGTTTTTTTGATATTCATATAAGGATTATATATAGTTACGATACGTTTTTTCTAATAAAAATGCAGACAGAGGGATTCGTTTACTTGGACCCGAGAGGAATTGAACCTCTGTCTTTTAAAAATCTAAATTAAAATACTACAAGTTTAGTTCTTTTTGTTTTTAGCTTTGTATAGATAAAGAGCAAACATACTCAGCGATTTTATTTTTGATACTTAATATTAATAGAATAAAAAAACTACTAATAATAAGACATCTAATTACGCAATATCCCAATAGATGTGTCAAGGGTATCACGCTGTAACTTAAGCTACAGAAGCGGTCATCTCAACAAGAGAAACTCTTGCTGAAATATGACCTTTATATTTTGCTGTTTTGGCAGTTAATATAAATTGAAACTTTTTAAGGAGTCCTCGATTCAACCTCCACTTGCATTTCAATTTATTTCTTTAAAATCGAAACCAGTACGGGCCCAATTAGAATGAACTATCTTTATATTACATTAGATTTTGGATTTTATCAATATTTTTTAGTATAATTCACTATGGACAAAATATTAAACTTATTAAACCAAATATTAGAAAAAAAGGAATATGATGATTCTTTGGTAAGGGAGGCTTTACAAACTGGCGATAATTGGGATATTTATCATTTAAAATTATTAAAAACGCTATTAGAGGAATATAACAATGCCAAAAAGTAAAAAGAAAAAATATTATGGTATATATTCAATTGAAAATTTTCTTTATGGAGTATTTCCATTCTCAAAAGAGGGATATGCTTTAGCAAAAAATTACATTAATAAACTTAATCCTAAAAGAAAAAAAAACTACTTCATTAGAGAGAAATAATATATGAGATTTCATGTATTAGGTTTGCCTCATACAGTTTCAAGTAAACTATTCAACGCTTGCGCTTATACTCAAAAAGTAGTTAAGTTTTGCAAGATGATGAAAGCCAGAGGCCACTATATAATTCATTATGGCCACGAAGATTCAGAGGTGATTTGTGACGAGCATGTTACAGTTTTGACAAATAAAGATTTTGAAATATCTTATGGTTCGCACGATTGGAAAAATAATTTTTTTAAATTTGATACAAATGATCACGCTTATCAAACTTTTTATAAAAATGCGATTCTTGAAATTCACAAAAGAAAACAAAAATTAGATTTTCTTTTACCATTTTGGGGGAGTGGAGTTAGAACGATTTGCGATGCTCATGAAGATATGATAGTTGTCGAACCAGGAATTGGTTATGCTGGAGGTCATTGGGCTAAATTTAAAATTTTTGAATCTTATGCTATTTATCATGCATATTACGGCTTAGAAGCGATAGGAACCTGCAAACAAGGCTGGTATGATGTAGTTATACCAAACTATTTTGATTTAGACGATTTTGAATACTCAGAAGAAAAAGAAGATTATTTTTTATATCTAGGACGGGTTTACAGCGGTAAAGGAGTTCATATAGCTCATCAAGTTTGTGAGCACTTAAAGCAGAAACTTATAATCGCAGGTCAAGGCAATTTAAAAGAGATGAACATAAACTCTGAATACGTAGAACATATTGGCTATGCAGACATAGAAACTAGAAGAAAATTAATGTCAAAAGCTAAAGGCACTTTTGTTGCCTCGCAATATATAGAACCATTTGGTGGAGTTCAAGTAGAGAGTCTTTTAAGCGGGACTCCTACAATAACAACAGATTGGGGGTCTTTTGCAGAGAATAATATTCATGGGTTGACTGGATATAGGTGCAAAAGTTTTGAAGATTTTATATACGCTGCGCAAAATATAAATAAAATTAAGCCAATAAATTGTAGAAAATTTGGTGAAAATTTTTCTTTAGAAAAAGTGGCTACGATGTATGAAAAATATTTTGAAGACGTTTTAAACATTTATACTGGCAAAGGATGGTACGAAGTCAAATCAAATAAATTAGATGTCTTAAAAAAGTATATTCCAAATGATAATCCATTCTTTTATAATGTAACGAAAGATGATATCTTAAAAAGTAAAGTGGACTCTTTGAAAGAATTTTTAAAACAATATTGATGGAACATATAAATATAATATTAATTAATTTAAAAGAAAGAAAGGATCGGCTAACAAGGTGTTTAGATCTTTTTAATAATTATTTCGATAATAATTTTTCTATACATATAATTGAGGCATTTTTAAATAAAAAAAATGGACATAAAGGTTGCGCTTTCAGTCATTTTTTAGCGATGGAATATGCAACTCAAAAAGGTTTTGATAAAGTTATTATCATAGAAGACGATGTGTTTTTTCCTTATTCTTTAATAGAATTGAAATTACTTTTGTTGAAATTAAAAGAAATAGAATGGGATCTTATTGCTATGGGAAGCAATTTTGATATAAACTCAAAGATAAATGATTTTTTTTTAAAGCCTTCAAGAATATGGCAATCTACAATGCAAATTGTAAATAAACCATATTATAAAAAATATACAAATTTTTTATTTTGGAGCTATATAAAACAAAAAGATACATATGAAGGAGTTAATGATCATTCAGATTCATGGATTCTTGATCAAGCATGGAATAGATATTTAGTCGAAACAGATAAAATATATTGTCCGCACAATAGATTCGCATATCAAATAGCAAATATGTCGAATACGACAAACGTGATGATGGATGGAATAAGAGATTTTTAAATTATTTTGTTGGTGTTAAAGGTATCTTTGACCAATCTATATCTTCTATTGATTTAGGCGTACTTGATTTATTTTGATAGCGGTTCATATCATAACCGTCTCCGTAGTAAGTAAATATTTCATTTCCTCTTTTTATATCTTTTACAGCGACCAAGAACCAAGCTCTATGCTTTGGAGATACGAACCAATCTGCATCACGATCTTTTTTGCTATTGTAAATAGAGCCATACCCCAAAGAGATATAATAATTGAATCCATGAGTTTTACATTCATTGCATTGACATTGACGATTATGAGTGAACGCATATTGACTTATCACAGGGTCACGATGATAGTTTGATCGCCAACCTAATTGAAAAATTGGACTACATTCTATTAATTCATTTTTTGAAAAATTTCTTTTTGCAAAAACTCCTAAATTTGCTGTATTATCTATATTTTTAGACTGAAGGACTTGAAGATCTTTTAAAGAGGAATATATAAGATTTTTTTCAAAATTTTCTATATATTTTTTTTGTAGTTCTGGAATCATATTACGAATACTCTATATAATATATTTGTAATTTATTTATTTCTAAATTATTGTATAATTTTGATTTAAAATTAAGTGTAACCTAGTTAAATCATGGACAACTCTAAAAATAAAGACATAGTTGAGTTAATATCTCAAATATTAGAGTATACAGAAGATCACAGGCAGTCTGACCATCAACAAGGAGCATCTAATGAGCCTAGGCCACCCGAATGTAGATGTAAAAGTGAAAACGGATTTTGCGGAGATGATCCACCAGTAGATTGTCCAGAAGCACTTTTTCCCACAGAAGAACTTTGTTTGTGTGCAGAAGATCCATTAATGAAATGTCCAAAATGTCCTCCTACGCCAACTTGTGGATGCAAAGATACTGGGGATGGTCCTTGTGGAGACGACACTAGCACATGCCCAGCGAATGAATTTGGAGCGTATGACATAGCGGGTTGTGGTGGTTTTTGTGATCCGCCAGTTTGTCCTAAATGTTGGCCTCCAAGCGACACACCAACATCATCATCTACACCTTGTTATTGTTTTGATTGCGGATATAGTGCTTTTAATAGTGGTGATTGTACAAAGGTAACGTGTCAATCAGGAGATTGCAGTCCACCTAAAGATGACTGTTATGATTGCCCAACGAACTCTCCAACTCCAAGCTGCGATAATGCTGGTGATCCTTGCGTTTGTGATTCAGGCACAGATTGTGGTAATTGTGCTGCTCCAGATTATAAATGCGTAAATCAACATTCAGAAACATGTTCTAACGGATGTGTTATATTTTGTGGATCGTGTGAGAAAGTTCCTACCGTAACTCCTACACCTCCAACGCCCACAGACACGAGGCTTTGTCCTTGCGATTGTGCAATGTATCCTTCGATGAGCGCATGTAATGATGCTAAACGTAAATACTGCAGTCTTAACTGTGAATGTTCACCTAATCCATGCTCTGGGGACGATTGCAAAACAAATAGTGAATGTACAGATTTAATAATTGACCCTACTCCTACTCCTTGTGAGACTCCTACGCCGACATGTCCCGAAGGATGCGAAGATGTTGGCTGTCGCGATCCTGGCGATTGTAATTCAGGCAACTGTTCGCCTAATGGGAACGACGTGGCTGCATGTTGCCGAACTGGACCTTGTGGAATTAATCGGTGTCCACTTTTCACCTGCGATATATGTGTGCACCAGCGTAAAACATGCAGAGATAAGGGAGGATTTAGCAGCAAATCCGCTTGCGACAAAAGCGTTGCTGGAAGTACACTTGATATGTGCGAAGATTGCGGTGTAACAGGTGAGTGCGGTATCTTTGAGCCCTGTTGGTGCATAGTTCCAATACCCACAGGCTCACCTTCGTTGACTCCTTGCAATTGCGAGAATTCAGGTTATACTTCTCCTGGACATTGCGGCCAAGCTGGAACTTGTGAGGGCGTAGACTTGGTTTGTAAAGATGGTAGTACGATACCTTGCGATATATGTTGTACTCCTACTCCATCAAGTACGTGCGTATGCCAAAGCGGTTGCTATGAATATGGTCCAGATTGTCAATCAGCCAAAGAAGATATTGAAAATAATAATAAATATGCACAGTGTAGTTGCTCACCCAAGGCCTGCTCTTCGGATTCCAACAAAGAATGTACCTGCCTTACATGCACATACATTACTCCTACTCCAGAAACTCAAAGTCCCAGTTGTGCGCCTCGTCCAGGCGATTGTTGTTATTATGGAATTTGTAATGGGAAAAACGTAGGATGCCAAAAATGTAGGGAGTGGGGAGAACATAGAAAAGTCCCAGGTGATGATCCTAGGTGTCCAGGTTTTGATTGTTATAAGAAAGAAATAACAGGTAGCGCCGCATTTAGAAGGGATATAGGACACGCAGTATGGAATCCCAATACAGGCAAAATGGACTGTAATCTAGACGGCGTAGACTGCACGACCGCGCAGGCGCCTGTATGCAATACGTACCGAAAGGCCCTCTATGGACTTCAAAATGAACCTGGACCAAATGATGGAGTATCAAATTGCTAGAAATTTTATAAATGATACTTTATAGAGGATTAAAAACCACAATTAACAAATATATAAATTGAGATAATTTTTTTTATTTATATAATATAGTAGTATATGTTATATTTAATATTACCGTATTTTGATTTTAATCAATCCACTTTACCCAAAAAGAATTTAGATTTATTTATTTCAAATTATGCTCAAAGGGCCAACTTGAGAATAGTATTATGTGAAGGAATACACAATCAAGAATTGCCAGACTATTCAAATAAGGTATTCAAACATTTAAAATTTAAACTTAATGATATTTTATGGGTAAAAGAAAATTTAATTAATCTTGCTATAAAAGATTTACCAGATGATGCAAAATTTATTGCTTGGTCAGATAGAGATATACATTTTCTTAATCCGTTGTGGGTAGAGGATACAATTGAAAAATTAAAAATATACGACATAGTACAACCATGGTCAGAAATTATACATTTAAATTCGTCTCATAAATTAGACGTGATAAGCAAACGAGAGGATGAGTTAACGTTTTCTAATAAAAGCATATTGTGCGCAGATATTAATCATAAAAATCATAACAACAAAATCAAGACATCAACTGGCCAAATTTGGGCGATTACTAAATCGTTTTATGAAAAAATTGGTAAAATAAATGATATAGAAATAAT